ACCAGCATGGTCCAGACTCAAACCCCACGAGCGGTCCCGCCTCATCAATGGGTGCGGTGGCGCCGGGACGTGGACGCGGTGGCTCGTCCCCGACTCAATCTGGGGGATCGATATCTATCCCGCCTGCGCCCGCCATGATGTTGCCTATGGGACGGGGTGTCCCAAGGCCCGTGCCGATATCATGCTCCTGTGCAATCTCCTGATCCTGTGTGGACGTGGCTCGCGGTGGCTGCTGCCGCTGCGGGCTCTGCGCTGTCTGACCTATTACCTGGCCGTCACATTTTTTGGCCGTCGATTTTACGGGCGCAAGCTCGCCCACAAACAACTGCGAGGGCGAGGGCGTGGGTGACGATATCGATGATCTGTGGGGAGCGGTCAATGAGCTACGATCCGCCGTCGCTGAGTTGACAGCCCTCGTCCGCGAGGTCCGGGCGATGCTCACCGAGCGGTGCGAGGCCAGGTCGCAGCGGCTGGAGTCCGTCGAGGCCGAGCAGGTCAAGCAACGCGATGATCTCCAAGCCCTCAAGGAACACAGATCATTTTCCCGGGGCCAACAGGCCACCCTGACCGCTGTGGGTACAGTTGTCGGAGCTGCGGCCGGCGCGGCCGTGTCTCATCTGCTGGGGGGCAAGTAACACATGTCTACATTCCGCATCCAGAAGAACCGCGAAAATCCGTACGTGATGCTCGACAAATTCAGCATCAACGATTCGGGGTTGTCCTGGAAGGCGAAGGGGCTTCTCGCTTACCTGCTCTCCAAGCCGGACGATTGGATCGTCAAAGAGCACGACCTCGTGGCTCACGCCACGGATGGCCGGGACAGCGTGAGGGCGACGATTCGGGAGCTTGAGTCCGCTGGATATATCGTCAGGGGTTCACGACGGCGCGATGGAAAGGGGAGACTCTATGAACGGGAATACCGCGTTTTTGAGCGTCCCTTACTAGATCATTCTTTAAAGAGGCTGTCGGATTGCCCTACGTTGGAAAACCCGTCCTTGGATAAAGTCAGGCCAGCCGGCAGCAACCGCGAGAATCGAGAACTGGAGCTTTTCAAGACCGAACGCGAGGCCGAGCGCAGGCCGATGCGGAAGCGGAAAGCGAGAAAGGCGGGATGATCCGCGAGACCGAGTATCTCGACCCAGGGACAGACCGCGTACCATGCTGGCATCCGTCCAGGATGCAGCGGCAATGCCGGGAGTGCGGGACCGTGTTTATGGTGACAGTGTTTGAGATGCTGCGAGGTATCGGACTCGGGAGATGCCCGTGGTGTGGGAGTGAGGAGACGAAGGCGATGCGGAAGGTGGTGGTGGATGAGCTCCCCTAAGAAAAACCCAAAGAGACGCGTACTTTCTCCGAAGCAAGGCCTTTTCGTTAAGGAATACATGATCGATCTGAATGCGACTCAGGCCGCAATTCGAGCAAAGTACAGCCCAAAAACCGCCTATCGGATCGGAGCCAATCTGCTTCAGAAAAGTTCAGTTCAGGAAGCGATTAAGAAAGAGATGGCAGAACGGGCCAAGCGCACTGAGATCACCGCAGACCGTGTGCTCCAAGAACTTGCTAAGGTCGGGTTTGCAAACATCGCCGACTTCGTCAAGATTCAAGGGACTGGCGTTCCTATCCTCGACTTTACTAACGCCGATGACGTCAAACTCGCCGCCGTCTCCGAAATCACCCAGGATACCTACACTGAAGGCCGTGGAGACGACGCCGAGACGGTAAAAAAAACCAAGTTTAAGCTGCACGATAAGGTGAGGGCTCTCCAGCACCTTGGGAATCACCTTGGCCTGTTCCGAGAGAACCCCGGCGGCGACGATTGCCCGATGCCAGTCAAGATTGAAATCGCGGTTATGGATGGGCGCAAGGAATGAGCGACCTCGTCATCCGACCGACCATGAATGTTCCACAATCGCGTTTTATAGCAATGCCCCACAAGTTCAAGGCCTTTGTTACGGGATTTGGAGGAGGGAAAACGTGGGTTGGCGCCGGATCGCTTGGAAAGCACTTTTACGAGTGGCCGCGTGTAGACGCAGGATATTTTGCCCCGACATACCGAGACATTAAGGACACGTTTTACCCCACGGTCGAAGAGTCTTTGGCAGACTGGGGGTTGACTACAAAGGTTCGGCAAGGCGATCACGAGGTAGACGTGTATCGTGGTCGTACATTCATGGGGACAATTAAGTGCCGGTCAATGGAAGATCCGGCTTCGATTGTCGGGTTCAAAATAGGGAAAGCTCTTGTTGATGAAATAGACGTTCTTTCAATGGAAAAGGCTGGTGTTGCTTGGAGAAAAATACTTGCTCGGATGCGCGTAAAGCGTGACGGGTTGCTTAATGGGATTGACGTCACAACAACGCCAGAAGGTTTCCGTTTTATCTATACGAGATTTGTAAAACAAATCCGAGAAAACAAATCGCTTCAAAATTTATATGGGATTATCCAAGCTTCAACATACGATAACGCCGCAAATCTTCCTGACGACTACATCCCGTCGCTTCTCCAGTCGTACCCCCCGCAATTGATTGATGCCTACATCAATGGGAAATTCGTCAATCTTCAGACAGGTACTGTCTATGTCGCTTATGACAGAAAGCTGAGCACCTGCAATGATACTGTTCAAGATGGCGAGGCCATTTTCGTCGGCATGGATTTCAATGTCGGCAAGATGGCGGCCATTGTCCACGTGAAGCGCGACGGCTTGCCCAGAGCGGTTGATGAGATCGTCGGCGCCTATGACACGCCGGATATGATTCGTCGCATTAAGGAACGATTCTGGCGTTACGACGGGAAAATGTACCAGCCTTCGCGGCAAATCAGAGTCTACCCGGATGCTTCAGGGGGCTCCAGGAAATCGCAAAACGCGTCTGAGACTGATATCGCGCTGCTTAAGCAGGCTGGGTTTACCATATCCGCTCCTGCCGCGAACCCTCCGGTTAAGGATCGCGTGAACTCCATGAACGCCATGTTCCTGAATGCAGCCGGAGAACGCCGCTATCTTGTGAACCAAGCGACCTGCCCAACCTATGCCGATGCCTTGGAACAACAGGCGTGGTCCGCAAATGGTGAGCCTGACAAGACAACGGGGCATGATCACCCCGTTGATGCTGCCGGGTATTTCATTCATCAGGAATACCCACTGATTAAGCGCGTCTTTTCCCTTCAACAGCAAACAGGATGGTAGGCCATGTCTGTGCTCAACAGCAAATTTATCACCGTCGCCACGCCGAACGCCGACATCGTGGCCTACCGCCCAAAGCTCCAAATGGTCAAAGACCTTATGGGCGGTCAGGACGCTATGCGGGCCGCCGGGTCACGGTATCTCCGGCAATTCCCCGGAGAACCGGAAAAGAAATGGGCCGCCAGAGTTAAAGGTGCAACGCTGCTCAACGTCTATGAGCGCACGCTTGCTTATCTGGGTGGCCAGGTCTTCGCCAAGGACCTTCGCGTGGTAGGCGATGGCGCAACAGAGCAAGATGCCGCCCTGGGGCCGTTTGCAGAGATTGTTGAGAACACAGACGGCGAGGGGAACAACCTGACCGTTTGGGCAAAACGGTTCTTCCATGCCAGCATCAACGACGGGTTTGGGTTGATTCTGATCGATTCCCCGCATGTCGAAAGCCGACGTGGCGAGGGTGGCGGGCGAGAATTTTTGGCGGGGATGGACGAGTTCGGGCAAGAACAATGGGAACCGCTCCATGCCGGAAACGCTGCGGCGATTGGGCTGCGGCCAAGGTTTATCCATGTCCGGGCCGAAAACGTGCTTGGGTGGCGTTTTGAGTTGCGAGGCGGGACAAAAAAACTGACCTTACTGCGTCTCCTGGAAACCTACAAAGAGATGGGAGAGTGGGACGCGGGAGATGTAATCAGAGAACAGGTTCGGGTGTTGCGGCCCGGTCGTTTTGAGGTGTGGCGTCGGGCTGACAACGACAAAGATGTGTGGTCCCTCTTTGACGAGGGGAATCTTCCTGGAGATGAAATCCCGGGAGTGTTCTTCCGCCCAGGGAAGCCGCTTGGAGAGGTGACGTGCTGCCCGGCACTGGAGTCGCTTGCGCAAAAAAACATCGAGCATTGGCAGAAGCAGGCCGAGCACAACCAGATGATGGTGTGGGTCCGGTCCCCAGGAACGGCGTTGATTGGCGCCGACGCGACTATTGGCCCTGACGGCATGGAACAACCTATCCCTGTTGGCCCTGGTGTTGTGACCAGGGTCCCAACTGGTGGTGATATCAAGTCGTTCGGCGTTGACCCTTCTTCTGTTACCGCGTCCCGAGAAGAGCTTGAAGACTTGCAACGCCAAATGGCCCTTTTTGGATTGCAGCTTCTTATGCCGCGCACAGGTGATGTGACGGCTACGGAAAAGGCGATCAATTCAGGGGAAAACGACTCCACGCTCAAGGGGTGGGCAATGGAACTCAAAGATGCCTTGGAACAGGCCTTCGTGTTCGCCACGGTGTTCATGGGTGGTAGCATCAAGGCCCCATCCATAGAGATCAATACCGAATTCCGCCCGGCGATCATTGGGGACGACACCGCGATGACGGTCTTGGAGGACACGTGGAAAAACGGGGGGCTTTCGAAGCGGACGTGGTGGCGGGAATTGCAACGCAGGGGCGTATTAGCGGATGATTTCGACCATGCCGAAGAGGAGGCCAAGATTGAAGCCGATGCGCGCCAACAGACAGGCCCGTCGTTGGATGCGGCCAGCCTGGCGGACAGGATGCTTGCAGCCGGCGGGACTACTCCGGCAGGTCAGGGTCTGGGGCAGGCGGCGTAGCCATGGTTGGCCCCTCGACCTGTTTACCCGTTATGCTTGGATCGGTTGCCCATACGTCGGGCGGAATGACGGTAGCCATAAACAAGGCCTTCCCGCGTGCGATGTTTTCCATGGTCTCGGGATGGCGTTCGCGGATGCGCTTGCGATATCGGGCAAGCATCCCCGCGTCACTGTCTTCGAGTTCCTCGGGTGTAAACGGGCATCTCGGTTTTTTCTCCATGGCGGGGGTGTAGCCGAATGGGAACCGCACCGCAAGACCTCCTGAACATCTATTGGTTGGGTCGTCAAATTGCCTGGCGCTACAAGCTCGACGCCTACGACAACGAGGTCCTCAAGCGCATACAGGGATCCTTGGCAACGGCCCGGCGAGAAATCCAACTCAAGTTCGAGGCGCAGCTTCTCCGCACGGATTGGTCGGCCTCCCGGGCAGAAGAGGTGCTTTATGCCCTCGATGAGTTGACCCAGGGCGTTCGCCTGACCCTGGCCGACCAGATTGGCGAGGCGGCCGGGTTCGCCGGCCAACATTCCCTCGCCGAGCACTCGGACATCCTGAGTGTGGGCGGAGCGGCCGTAAATGTGAGCTTCGTATCCCTCTCGGCCGAGCAGATTCGCCAGATGTTCGTGGACACGCCCCTGGGTGGAAAGACGCTTTCGGCGTGGGTCGATGCCGCCTTCGACACCACCGTCAAGGACGGAATCAAAGAAGAGCTGAACGTCGGCATGCTTCAGGGCGAAGGCTATCCGAAGTTGGTCAAGCGCCTCTCCCAGGGGTTCGACATGCTCAGCAAGGAACAAGCAACTACACTGGCCAGAACCTATGTGCAGTCGGCCAATGTTGCGGCCATGGAAGCAGTCTATAAACAGAATGCTGACGTGGTGAAGCGCGTAAAATGGCGGGCGACGTTGGAGCCTGGGTATAAAAATACAGGGCACGGAACATGCCTCCGCTGTTCGGCGCTCGATGGTCGGACGTGGGCCTTGGACGATACGAGTCGGCCGAATTGTCCGCTACACCCTCGCTGCCTCACGGGTGAAACGCCCGTCTTTGCCCCGAACAAAATCGCCGCTTTTGTCGCCCCCTACAGCGGCCCGGTAGTCGATATTGGCCTTTCCGATGGACGTCGGTTTGCCGTCACCCCGAATCACCTGTTCCTGACGAGGGACGGATTTACCGCTGCGCAGGCGCTCCGCGAGGGAACAGATATATTTGACAGCCCCGAGGCCCAAAGGAAAATCTTTGCTGATCCACACGATGACAGGAATCCATCCGCAATCCAAAAGGTAGTCGAAGCGTTTGCGAAAACGCCGGGCATGGGGACCATACGCGTGCCACATGCCACCGAACACCTCCACGGCGATGGGGAATTCGCTAATGGCTATATCGATATTATAGCGCCCGACAGCCTTTTGAGGGGTGACCGTGAAGCCTTTGCTCGTAAGTATGGCCGCAAGCTCGACCTCCTGCGGCCCGATGTGCCTCTTGTTCCGCTCCCGGCCGAGAGCAACTTTTTGGGCCCACTCTTCTGGTTGAGGTTTGCCTCGGGCGGCTTCATGCGCGGCCTGAGTGTTGCGGAAGTTTTCCTCGGAGCTTCGGCCAGCCATCATCAGGCGGTTAGCTTGGGCGCTGTCGCGAATGGGTACACCGGCGGACAAGAGGCGGGGGCGAATTGCGGCCCGGCTAACGCCAAAGCGCTTAGCAATTTCGTTTTCAGAGATCCCGGACAAATACAAGGAAGTCACCTCTTCAAGAGGGATGTTCAACCTTCGTTTGGGAATTGTCTTTGGCTTCCTTCCATCGGGACGAATACCGTTCCTTTTGAGAATGGACGCGATGCAGGAAATAGAAACTCCGTGGTCCTTCGCAATTTCTCCAGAAGATTCTCCGGAAGTATAACGTCTGCATACGTCTCTTTCACAAGAGTCAGATACTTTACTGGGCATGTTTATGACCTCCAAACTGCATCATCACTTTATTATGTAGGCGGGCTTCTGTCCAGTAATTGTCGCTGCGTGACAACACCAGAGACGATTTCCTGGCGCGACCTCGGCATACCGCTTGACGAACTGCAGGACGCTGCCCGGCCCTACACCATGCGCCCTGACAAAACCATAGGGGTTGGCGGAGCGCGTGAGATCGAGGAATACGGTTTTCACCAGGGCGACTACGGGAGCTGGTTCGAGAAACAAAGCGATTCGTTCAAACTCAATGCTGTGGGGCCTGGCCGGCTGGAACTATTGAAGTCTGGAAAGGTAAAATTCGGCGATCTGGTGGATAGCAAAGGGGACCTGTTGACCCTGGAGGAACTAAAGCGTGTGCATGGAAATTGAATCATTGACGCAGGCCAATGCCCAGGCGATACAAACCCAGGAAGCCTATGGCGTATCGTATTCGCCTCGGTATGGCGCCCGGTGTCCGAGGTGCGGTGAATTGCCTGTGAAGGCCTACCATCGCGAGCCTTGGAAGGACGACATCCGAGAGAGATATCATCGGTGCCCGGCATGCGGGTTGCGATTCAAATCGATCCAGATGGACCCGGTGTGGCGGGAGGTTTGCGGGGGTTGAATGATAGGAGCCGCCCTTTCGAGCGGCCCCTTTCTTTTACGCCTTCACCGGTTCGGGCGCCGGCCCTTGTCGTTTCCCATCCCGTTCACGGGCGAACGCTTTGTTGAGTTCTAAAATCGCAAGGGCCAGGGCCACGTCCGCGTCAATGCGCTTGGGATCGCTCATGGCCCTACCCCTTATTGAGCAACATCCAGGTATTCCGACATCCTTCCAGCGCGTTATAAACGCAGCGGTAGGTCAGCCTGAGCTGCTCGTCGGCGACGGAGAACAGGTCGAAGACAGGCGACATGGACGCATCGAAGTAGCTGGACACGTCGGAGGTCCGG